CGGAACCCCAAGATGAGTGAGCGGTTACTTACACCGGAAGAAGCTACAGCTCTGTATGCCAAGCTGCCGATGATGAGTCCGCAAGAGAAGCTTGAGACGTTGGACATGTTGGACAGGTCAGAGTCGTTCAAGACTGTCAGGTTAGCGCGCACTAACATGATCGAGTTCGCCAAGTACGTCTACCCCGGATTCAAGGTGGGGCCGCACCACAGGAAGCTGGCCCGCATCTTCGATGCGGTGCTGAAGGGGGAAAAGAAAAGAGTAATCATCAACATTGCTCCTCGTATGGGCAAGTCAGAGTTCTCGTCTTATTTATTTCCTGCTTATTTTTTGGGCAATTTTCCGGAACGGAAAATCATCATGGGAACGCACACGGCGGGCCTGTCAGAAGACTTTGGACGGCGGGTTCGTAACTTACTCGAGGATGACCAGTACCATGAGCTATTTCCTAAGACAAGCGTGGCAGATGACCAGAAGGCTGCTGGAAAATGGAGTACTAGTGCTGGGGGCCAGTATTATGCTGCTGGCGTGGGTGGCGCTCTGGCTGGGCGTGGTGCTGACCTATTTGTTATCGACGACCCTCACTCGGAACAAGACGTCAAAGCAAACAGTCGTCTAGCGTTTGACACGGCGTGGAGCTGGTTCCAAACAGGCCCGTTGCAACGGCTGATGCCGGGCGGAGCGATCATTGTCATCATGACCCGCTGGGGGCCGTTGGACTTGACCGGACGGCTTATCCAGTATCAGGTGAGCAACCCAGACTCCCCGCGTTGGGAGATCGTTGAACTGCCAGCCATCTTGCACGAGGACACGGAGAACGAGAAATCTCTCTGGCCGGAGCAGTGGCCGCTGGAGGCGTTGAAGTCTGCCAAGTCCTCGATGGATCCCCGGTATTGGAACGCGCAGTACATGCAGCAGCCGACAAGCGACACGGCGGCGGTCATCAGCAGAAAGCAATGGCGCATCTGGCAATCAGACGATCCGCCCCAGTGCGAGTACATCATCCAGTCATGGGATACGGCCCATGAGACCAAGAGCACATCCGACTACAGCGCCTGTACGACGTGGGGCGTCTGGTACAACGAGGAAGAAAACGACAAGCCCCAGCTCATCTTGCTGGACGCTTTCAAGGACAGGATGCCCTTTCCTGAACTCAAACAGATTGCGTTCAAGCACTGGAAAGAATGGCAGCCCGATGCGTTCATCGTGGAGAAGAAGGCCGCTGGTGGGCCACTGATCCAAGAGCTGCGCAACATGGGCATCCCCGTACAAGAATTTACACCCAGCCGTGGAAACGATAAGATGGTGCGTGTCAATGCTGTAGCCGACATGTTTGCGTCAGGCTTGGTGTGGGCTCCCGACACTCGCTGGGCGCGTGAGGTAATTGAAGAGGTCGCGGCTTTCCCAGTGGGCGAGCACGATGACTTTGTGGACACAACCACGCAGGCACTCCTGCGATTCAGACAAGGCGGATTCATCCAGCTCGACACAGACGAGAAAGATGAGCCACTGTATTTCAAGCGCCGAGCGGCGTACTATTAAAGGCACAAAATGGCAACAAACATCGACAAGGCCCTGTACCAGAACCCCGTGGGGATCGAAGACGCAGCTCTTAACGAGGAAGCTATCGAGATTGAGATCATTGATCCCGAACAGGTGAACATCCACATGGATGGTCTGGACTTGTCCATCACCCCCACCGAGCCTGAGTTCGACATGAACTTGGCCGAGGACATGGACGAGGCTGATCTACAGACATTGGCTGGCGACTTGGACGGTGACATTGAGAACGACAAGAACTCCCGCAAGGACTGGGAGAAAGCCTACGTCGAGGGTATCAAGCTGCTGGGTCTCCAGTACGAGGAGCGCACAGAGCCTTGGAACGGAGCCTGTGGCGTGTTCCACCCTATGATTACCGAGGCCGTGGTGCGCTTCCAGTCTGAGGCGATCATGGAGGCCTTTCCCGCGCAAGGGCCAGTGCGCACAAAGATTCTGGGCAAGCAGACCCCTGAGAAGCAGTCAGCGTCCATCCGCGTTGAGAATGACTTGAACTACGAGCTGACAGAAGTCATGCGCGAGTTCCGCCCTGAGCATGAGCGCATGCTGTGGAGCCTGCCAGCCACCGGTTCAGCATTCAAGAAGGTGTACTTCGACCCGAGCTTGGATCGCCAAGTGTCGATGTTCATCCCAGCAGAAGACATCATCCTGCCTTACGGCGCGACAGACTTGGACACCTGCTACCGCGTGACACACGTCATGCGCAAGACCAAGAACGAGATCGTCAAGCTCCAGCAAGCGGGCTTCTACCGCGACATCGAGCTGCCAGACACCGACAAGAGCCAGACAAACATCCAGAAGGCCAAGGACAAAGAGACGGGCTTCAGCGACATGAACGACGACCGGTACACGTTGTATGAGTGCCACGTTGACTTGAGCTTGCCCGGATATGAAGACAAAGACGATGACAACGAAGAAACCGGCATCGCATTGCCATACGTAGTTACCCTAATTAAAGGCACAAACGAGATTCTGGCCATTCGCCGGAACTGGAAAGAAGATGACACACTCCGACTCAAACGACAACACTTCGTTCATTACCAATACATCCCGGGTTTTGGAGCTTACGGCTTCGGTCTTTTTCACCTCATCGGCGGATACGCAAAGTCGGCCACCAGCATCATTCGCCAGTTGGTTGACGCAGGAACTCTTTCAAATCTGCCCGGAGGACTGAAGTCTCGTGGCCTACGCATCAAGGGAGACGACACACCCATCGCCCCCGGCGAGTGGCGAGATGCAGACGTAGGCTCTGGCAACATCCGCGACAGCATCCTGCCCCTGCCATATAAAGAGCCGTCAATGGTTCTGTCTGGCCTGTTGGACAAGATCGTGGACGAAGGCCGTCGCTTCGCAGCAACAGCGGACATGAAAGTCAGCGACATGTCTGCGCAGGCTCCGGTGGGCACAACACTGGCTCTGCTCGAGCGCCAGCTCAAGATCATGTCAGCCGTGCAAGCCCGCATGCACTACAGCTTCAAGCAGGAGTTGAACCTGCTGGCCGACATCATCAAGGACTACACAGACCCTGACTACGACTACGACCCAGACAGCGATGCCCCACGCAAAGCCAAGCGGGAAGACTACGCACACATCGACATCATCCCCGTGAGCGACCCCAATGCCGCGACCATGAGTCAACGCGTTGTGCAGTACCAAGCCGTGATCCAGATGGCTCAGATGGCCCCTGAGATTTACGACTTGCCCAAACTGCACCGTGGGATGCTCGAGGTGTTGGGTATCAAGGATGCCGACAAGCTCGTGCCCCTGCCTGACGACCAGAAGCCCCGTGACCCAGTGGCCGAGAACATGGCTGTGCTCAAGGGCGAGCCAGTCAAAGCGTTCTTCTACCAAGACCATGAGTCCCACATCAAGGTGCACATGAGCGCCATGCAAGACCCCATCGTCATGCAGTTGATCGGCCAGAACCCCAAGGCTCCCCAGTTGCAAGCGGCCATGATGGCCCACGTTGCTGAGCACGTTGGTTACGCATACAAAATGAAGATCGAGCAGCAGTTGGGTATGCCCTTGCCTCCCGAAGACGAGAAGCTGCCCCCTGAGATCGAGATTCAGTTGTCGGCCATGATGGCCCAAGCTGCCCAGCAAGTGCTCCAGCAAAGCCAAGCGCAAGCTGCCCAACAGCAAGCGCAGCAGCAACAGCAAGACCCGATTGTTCAGATGCAACAGCAAGAGTTGCAGATCAAACAACAAGAGTTGCAGCTTCGCCAGCAAGAAGTCCAAGGTAAGTTGCAGCTCGAGCAACAACGCTTGCAGATGGACGGCATGGCCAAGATGGAACAGGCAAAACAAGCCGAGAAAAAACTTCAAATTGACGCACTGGATAAAACCGGCAAGTTGAAGATGGAAAAACAACGTCAGAACCAGTCTGCGTTGGTAGAAGCGGGACGACTGAGTAATCAGCGCACCCAGATGTACAAACCACAGCCAAAGGAGACGCCTAAAAAATGATTTCAGAATTCGCACGCGTATTGCGCGAACAAATACGCACCGACATGAACAACTACGCCGATGACTTGGCTGGTGGGATGTGTCGCAACTTTGACGAGTACCAAAAACTTTGCGGAGTCATTCAGGGTCTGGCCACCGCAGAGCGCTATCTAATCGACCTTGCTGAGAAAGTGGAAAAAGCAAATGAGTGAACTCGTTCTAGAACCGGGGCAGTTCGCCCTGCCTGAAGCCATCCAACCCATCGACGCTCCCGAGCAAGATGCAGACGATGCAACCAAAGCCACGATGCTGCCAGCCCCTACGGGTTGGAAGTTGTTGTGTGCTGTACCAGAGGTCGATGAAAAGATCGCTGGCACAAGTCTCGATTTGGTTCGAGATGCCACAACCATGCGACAAGAAGAAAGCGCCACAACCGTTTTGTTTGTGTTGAAGGTTGGCCCAGACGCGTACAAAGACCAGACCAAGTTCCCCGGTGGCCCGTGGTGCAAGGAAGGCGACTTCGTACTCGTGCGTACATATTCCGGTACGCGCTTCAAGATTTTTGGAAAAGAGTTTCGACTGATTAACGACGATCAGATTGACGCTGTTGTGCAAGACCCTC